TCTTCTGATCTTGTGATACTTGATGAGCTTAGACAACAGAAAACTTATGATGCTTATTCAGCTCTTGTGTTTACTATGAACGCCAGACCCAATTCACAATTTTTTGGAATCAGCAATGCTGGTGATCATTATTCAATTGTGTTAAACGCTATGAGACAACGAGCATTAGACAAAATAGAAAAAGGTTTAGATGACCCATTATGTTTTATGGAATGGTCAGCATCACCACACAGAAAACTAAGCGACATTGAAGGTTGGAAAGAAGCAAACCCTGCACTAGGCAGAACAATCTCAGTAGACGCAATCAAAGCAAGACTAAGTGACCCACCAGAAATCTTTCAAACAGAAGTTTTATGCCAATGGGTAGAAACAATGAACTCAGCTTGGGAACAAGGTGCGTGGAATTCTTGTATGCAACCAAACCTATCACTCAAACCCGACAGACCAACTTGGTTAGGTGTTGAAATCAGTCCAGAACGAAACTCCTGGGCTTTAACAGGATCACAAATACTTGAAGACAAATCAATAGCAGTAGGACTGATGGAATACCAAGACCAAGACTCACCAATTGATGATCTGTTTATTGCTGGACGTATTGCAGAATGGGCAAAGCATTACAACGCAGAAGAAGTTATAGCAAATAGGTTCACAGGTGATTCGGTAGTAGCCAAACTTAAACAAGCTGGCATAAACGCCAACGTAATTAAAGGCTCAGACTATTACACCAATTGCGATCAAGTACTTAGTGCTATGTCAGGTGGTCGTTTGGCTCATTCCAATCAACCAGAATTATCAGCAAGTGTTAACAGTTGCATAAAGAAATCAAATGACACAGGTGCTTGGTATGTAATGAGACGCAAACCATCAACAGCTGCAATAAGTATGATTCTTGCAGTCGGTAAAGCAGAACAATACGGCTCAAGATCACAAAACCAAGACATTGTAGTTGCTTAGGTGCTTGACTTACATAACGATTTAGTAAAGAATTAGAAGTTATGGGCTTCTTCCAAAATCTCCTTGGTATCACACCACAAGACGACGTTAACAAGATGGACGCAGCAGTTGCGCCATACAATTATCAAGATTATTCACAACCATTTGGTGTTTATGGTGTCACAAGTGTTTTACGTTCCCAGGCTATGCAAGTTCCAGCAGTAGCAAGAGCCAGGAACATTATTTGCGCAACAATTGGATCATTACCATTAGAAGTAAGACGCGAATCAAACAATTCAAGAGTTGTGACCCCACCTTTTATCAGACAACCAGACCCACGAATGACTGGACAATCTGTATATACATTTCTTGCGGAAGATATTTTATTTACAGGTAACGGATATTTACAAATACTCGAACTTGGCACAGACGGACGTCCACTAAGTGCTCAATGGATATCAGCAAGCCGTATCGGCAAAGTTTTAGATAGAACAAGTGCAAACGTAGAAGGTTACACACTTGACAACGCAAAATTACCATCATCAGGACTTGGTTCTTTAATACCATTTACAGGATACGACGAAGGATTATTAAACAGAGCAGGAACAACTATTCTTACTGCTTTGGCATTAGAAAAAGCAGTTAAAAGATTTGCAGATGAACCAACACCTAATGTTGTGTTAAAATCAAACTTGCCTATGCCAGCAGAAAGAGTTACAGCCCTACTAGATTCTTGGAAACAAGCTAGACAAACACGTGGCACAGCATTTGTTAACGACACAATCGACTTTCAAAGCATTGGATTCAGCCCAGAACAATTAACGCTGAACTCTGCACGTCAATATATGGCTTCCGAAATTGCTAGGGCTTGTAATTTACCTGAATACTATGTCGGTGGTAACGCTGGCGGATCAATGACTTATTCAAACGTTACAGCTGAAAGAAGAAACCTAATTGACATGTCATTAAGACCTTTAATGGCTTGCATAACACAAAGACTTTCAGATATTGACATCACACCAAGAGGCTCAATCGTAAAGTATGATCTTGAAGAATTTTATTCACCTTCAGGAATTGAAAGAGCCGACATTTACCAAAAGTTAATCCCACTAGGTGTTATGACAGTAGATGAAGCAAGAGAAAGAGAGGATTTGATAAATGACACTAATTAAATTTAGTACAGACATCATTTCAGCAAACACAACTAAAAGAGAATTGACTGGTGTCATAGTACCTTTTGGAAAAGTTGGTCACACCAATATGGGTGACGTAGTATTTAATGCTGGATCATTAACAATTGGTGAAGGCATCAAATTATTTACTGAACACGATATGGGCAAACCAATAGGCAAATTAAAATCTTTTGAAGAAACCAGCACAGGAATTGTTGGAACATTCAAAATTGCAAGAACCAATGCAGGAGACGATGCTTTGATTGAGGCACAAGACGGATTACGTACTGGCTTCTCCATCGGGGCAACAATAGATGATTTTGTGACTAACGATCAGAATGTAATTGTTAACGCAGCTACATTAAAAGAAGTTTCACACGTCACATTCCCTGCATTTGGTGAAAATGCACAAATAACTGAAGTAGCTGCAAAAGCAGATATTTCACAACCAACAGAAAGCGAGGATACTATCGTGTCAAACGAAGTAACCCCAGAAGTTAAGGAAGAAGCAGCTGTAGAAGCTGTTGTCGTTCCTGCTGTTGAAGCAAAAGAACGCAACGTGCGTCCTGCAATCTTCACAGCACCAAGAAGCCCAATCAACTCCAAGGCTTCATTCTTAGAACACTCAATCAAGGCAAAACTTGGTAACCAAGAATCAGCAACATTCGTAGCACACGCAGAAGCACAAGCTGCTAACTTAATGACCGCTGCAGATGATTCATTCACAACCAACCCTGCTTTCAAACCAGTACAATACGTTTCAACAGTTGTTGACACTTTGATTGGTTCACGCCCAGCAATCGACGCAATCGGATCACGTGCGCTTCCAGCTGCAGGTATGACAATCTCTGTACCAAAAATCACAACTTCAGGAACAGTTGCAGAAACTGCTGAAGGTGCAGGACCAGATGAAACAGGAATTGTTTCCTCATACGTAAACTTAACTGTTAAAAAATACGCAGGTTTACAACGTTACTCAGTTGAATTGTTAGAAAGAAGCGACCCTTCATTCTTCCAAGCAATGCTTGACAATATGCAAAAGGCATACAACAAAGCAACAGACGCAGCCGTAATTGCTGCTCTGACTTCAGGCGGAACTCAAGCAACAGCAGTTGCAGCATCTTCCGACGGAATCATTTCCTATGTATCCACAGAAGCACCAGCAGCTTATTTGGCAACTGGCGAACTAGCTTCTGCATACATTGCAGGAACTTCACAATGGTCATTGTTACTTGGTGCAAAAGATTCAGGCGGACGCCCAATCTACAATGCATACAACCCACAAAATAATGCTGGTGTTTCAGGTCCACAATCACTACGTGGAAACGTATTAGGTCTAGATCTATACGTTGACGCTAACGCAGTTTCAACAACTATTGACGAATCAGCATTTATTGTTGTTCCATCATCTGTTGCAATCTACGAAAGCCCAGTACTACGTCTATCAACCAACACACCGACAACTGGTGAAATCGAAACAGCACTCTATGGCTATATGGCTACTGGAGTTCTTGTATCCGGTGGAGTTAGACGCTTCAACCTAACCTAATTCCCTAGGTTAAAATCGTGAGGGTGGTTCGCCCCTGTGCCACCCTCACCCCTAAGAAAGGAAAGAAATGCCAGTATTAGTGTCAGCAGCTGAACTAAGAGCTGTACTTGGTGTTTCTTCATCTCTTTATAACGACGCTTCACTTGAAGCAATCATTGACACAGCAGAAGACGCTATTGGTGATTTTTTAATTCAATGGAAAGTTGATTTAGATTTAGAAAAAAGTGATAGTGCTACAAGAACACATTTACGAAGCACAGCACCACACAATTTTTATGTAGGACAAACAGTAACAATTTCAGGCGTGACAGGTCATAATGGAAATAAAGTTGTTGAAGAAATCGTTGACTCTTATGTTTTTGTTATTACAACAACAGGTGCAACAGTTCACGATTACAGAAGCATAATTCCAAACGGACGTGCAGCCGCCAATACATTATCCCAATACAACAACGTTAAAGCTGTAGAAGAAGCCGTATTACAAATTGCTATTGACGTATTTCAATCAAGACTTGCCGCAGGTGGCACACAACAAGCCCTTGATTACACACCAGCACCATACAGAATGGGCAGAACACTTCTTTACAAAGTCACAGGTCTAATTTCAAAATACATAGACTCCAATAGTCAAGTAGGTTAATCTATGGCCTTATCAGACCTTAGAAACACCTTAAAAACAGCAATAACCTCTGGAACAAACTACACAGCTTATGATCACGTACCAGAAATAATAATTCCACCAGCAGCACTTATTTTGGCTTCCGACCCATACCTTGAACCAATGGTTATTGGCAATACAAAGAATTGGTACGTAAGACTTACTTTAGAAGTGGTCAGCACTACGTATTCAAATCCAAGCGCATTAAAAAACTTGGAAGATGATATAGAAACAATCTTGGCACTTGTTCCGACTTCTTGGGTTATACTGTCGGTATCTAGTCCGAGAATTAGGCAGACTAATAGTACTGATCTGTTAACTGCTGAAATCCAACTACAAACAGCCTACACAGGCTAAGGAAGGCAACAATGGCAACAACAATCTTAAGTGGTCGTTCACTTGTTTTGACTATTGCAACTAAAGATTATTCAGATCAAATCTTGACAGCAAACTTAACAATTTCAACAGATCGTTTAACTTTTGACACTATCGCAGGACGCGCTTACAAGTACATTGACAACAATGCAACTTTGGATCTTGAATTCCTAAACGATATTGGCGAAACAGACTCATTGACTAAAGCTCTTTGGGACGCAACTGAATCAGCACCAGACACAGTTCTAGCTGCTGTTTTGACTTCAAAAACAAGTAAGACATTTACTTTCAACGTGCTACCTTCTTGGCCAAGCCAAGGTGGAACAGGTTCAGATGCTCAAAAGGTTTCTGTATCTTTGCAAGTTGTTGGTTCAATCACCGAATCATTATAAACAAAGAACAGGGGCACACAAATGCTTAAACTTAAAATACGTTGGGAATTGGAAACAGGTGAAGTTTATGAAGAATGGACTAGACCTAATGAACTTGCCCAAGCAGAAAAAGATTTATATAACAATCGTTCTATTATTAAAATTCTTACTGAGGAAAGCAGTCCAAGTAACCAGTTGCTTTTATTCTTGGGACACAAAATTCAACAGCGTGTCACAAAAAAAATGGAAAACATTGACACTTGGAAATCAAAAGTCGTCGATATTGCAGCTGTTGATTTTGAGACAGCAAATTTTACGAAGCCCGCTCAGTCGGGCGAATAGCAGTCGAGTTAGCAATAACAACTGGTATTTCACCGGATTATTGGCTGAACGCAGATCCGGATATTTGGGCTACAGCAATCGACATATTGAACGAGCGCAATAATGGCTAAAGCAATTAGTCTTGTTCCAGTTGATAAAGATTATCGTGCTTTACTTCGTGCGTTTGGAAAAATGGATGATATTGCCAAAAATGATATGAAACAAATTGCAAGAGATTTGGCTGAGCGTGGTGCTGCTTATGCTCAAGGTTCTGCTTCACGCGCACCATATAATCCTAAACAAGCTGTAGCAGTTGCTGATTCAATTAAAGTTTCTAAATCAGATAAAGCACCTTCTTTCAGTATTGGCGGTCGTCAAAAAGTTGGCGCTAGTGCTTTTAGTGCTGGTTATGTAATAATGGGTTCAGAGTTTGGATCTAAACAGTACAAGCAGTTCCCAAAACGTTCTCCATCTCAAGGTAGAGGAAATCGTGGTTGGTGGTTATATCCTGCTATGTCTAGATTTCAACCAACTATTGCAAAGGAATGGTTAGCAGGTTTTGAAAAAGTTAGAGACGCTTGGGCAGGTAGAATTTAATGGCTGATATTAGAACCCTTAAACTGGCATTACTTGCTGACACCAAAGATTTCATTGACGGCCTTGATAAAGCCGATAAAGAAACACGTACTTTTACAAACAAACTTGATGACGCATTAAAAGTAGGTGCTGCCGCATTTTTAGCTGTAGGTGCTGCTGCAGCCACTATGGCAGTCAAAATCGGCGTAGATGCCGTTAAAGCAGCCATTGAAGATGAAAAAGCGCAAATCAGTCTTGCACAAACACTACGTAACACAACAAAAGCAACAGACCAACAAGTTGCAGCCGTTGAAGATTACATTGACAAAACAGCAAGAGCTACAGGCATAACAGATGACCAATTACGTCCAAGCCTTGACAGACTTGTCAGATCAACTAATGACATAACCAAAGCACAAAAACTTCAAACACTAGCTCTTGATATTGCCGCAGGAACAGGCAAAGACCTTGCAACAATTACAGAAGGCTTAGGTAAAGCCTATGACGGCAATCTTGGTGCGCTTAAACGACTTGGTGTTTCACTAGATGATTCAATAATTAAATCTAAAGATTTTGATGCAGCCGTAAAAGTACTATCAGAAACTTTTGCTGGTCAAGCAGATGCAGCAGCTAA